GTCGGATTTGGGAATGCTCCCACAAAATCCGAAGGTTCTGGCGTTGAGTTCGACAATGCAAATGAAGCATACACTGCTCGTTACACACACGAAACAGTAGCACTTGCATTCGCATTGACTGAAGAAGCAATCGAAGACAACCTGTATGACCGTCTTGGTGCTCGCTACACGAAAGCGCTTGCGCGTTCTATGGCACACACCAAACAAGTCAAAGCAGCTTCTGTTCTAAACAATGCGTTTAACAGCAGCTACACAGGTGGTGATGGTAAAGAGCTTTGCGCGACTGACCACCCACTTGCAGGTGGCGGTACATTCCGCAACGAGCCGTCAACAGCAGCAGACTTGAACGAAACTTCGCTTGAGAATGCTTTGATTGACATCTCTACCTTCGTTGATGAACGCAACATGATCATTGCTCTTCGTGGCTCCAAGTTGATCATTCCTCCACAGTTGCAATTCGTTGCAGACCGTTTGTTGGAATCGACTCTTCGTGTTGGCACAGCAGACAATGACATCAACGCGATCCGCAACATGGGCATGGTTCCAGAGGGTTACACTGTTAACCACTTCTTGACAGACCCAGATGCGTTCTTCATCAAAACTGATGCTCCAAACGGCTTCAAACACTTTGAGCGCTCTCCAATGCGCACAAACATGGAAGCTGATTTTGACACAGGCAACATGCGCTTTAAGGCTCGTGAGCGTTATAGCTTCGGCTATTCCGACCCACGTTGCGTATTCGGTTCTCCCGGCGCATAAATTGTGCTACAGTGAGGTTATTACCTCCCTGTTGGACTTTGGGGCAGCTTCGGTTGCCCCTTTCTTTTTTCAGCACATGTGTTATTCTGCGTACATCCCTGACAGTCGCATGGTGCGGCTGACACTAGCCACGACAGGAGATTCACATGGCTAATACAACTTTTTCAGGTCCAGTTATTTCTAATAACGGATTCACATCTACAGGCATTGCATTCGCAAACCTTCCAACAGCTTCTGACAACACTGGTCGCATCATCTTTTGTTCTGACGCTCTGAAAGCAGCAGAGACAACAGGTAACGGTACTGGTAACTTGGTATTCTCTGATGGTTCAAACTGGATTCGTGTCGATACTGGTGCAACCGCTGCGGCATAAGGAGATTACTTATGGCTGGTCCAGTAAAGGCATATAATTGGGCGCAGGGCACTACTGCGGCTGTTGTTGGTGATTCGCGTTCGCGTATCCGTCAAATTGTAATTTACGCGGCTGCGGCTGGCGCATTTACAATTAAAAACGGTGGCGCGTCTGGTGAAACGCTAATTACGCAGACATTCCCAACAGGACTGCATCATCTAAACATCCCAGATGATGGAATTCTTGCGACGAGTGGTGCTTATGTAAGTGCGTTCACAGGTGCAAGCAACCAATTGACAATCTTTTTGTCCTAAGAGGTACAGATGGCTAATTTTCGTTCCATAACGCAAGTTGGAACATCTGAGCCATTTGAGCTACAGGTGGCCCGTGGTCAAATCACGGGTCATAAAACTGTTTTTAAGTTTGGTTACAACAACGATGTTGGGGACACAAAAGAAACCATCTGGGAACAAGGTGGTTTGTATTCCTACCCACCATCCGCCACGGTAATGACTATATCAAGCAGTTCGGCTAACGACACTGCCGCAGGTACTGGTGCAAGAACGGTTGAAATTTTTGGCCTAGACGCTGATTACAACGAAATAAACGAAGTTGTCACGTTAAATGGGCAAACAGCAGTTAATACCACAAATTCTTACTTCCGTATAAATCGTGGCATTGTTCGCAGTGCAGGTAGTGGTGGCGCAAACGCTGGCACACTTTACGCAGGAACAGGCACAGTAACCACTGGAGTTCCAGCTAATATTTACCTGACCATAAATGGGGATGGTGATAATCAAACATTGATGGCTCTTTGGACAGTTCCCGCAGGATATACAGCGTTCCTTACAAAAATGTCTTTGTCCACAGGCACATCTACCAACACCAAAGCTATTTTAAATGCTAGTCTTGTTGCTAGACCCTATGGGGAAGTGTTTCAAATAAAGGAAAGATTTACCCTGACAGATGGCGCACACGAACAGTTTTATACTTTTCCATTAAGGTTCACAGAAAAAACAGACTTAGAGATGAGAGCATTTTCTTCTTCAAACTCTGTTAACTTTAATGTCTCCGCGTCAATGGAGTTTGTCTATATAGAAAACGAGGATTGGACATAATGGCTTCTAAAAAAGACAATCCCATACGCAAAACCACCGGCAAAGGCGGTAACTACCGTAAGACCAAATCTGGTGCAGGTATGACGAAAAAGGGCGTTGCTGCGTATCGCAAAGCAAATCCCGGATCAAAGCTGCAAACCGCAGTTACTGAAAAAAGCCCGTCGAAGTCTCGTGCGAAACGCCGTAAGTCATATTGCGCACGTTCTGCTGGTCAAATGAAACAATTCCCTAAAGCAGCAAAAGACCCAAACAGCCGTTTGCGTCAAGCCAGAAAGCGGTGGAGATGTTGATGGCTGAGAAAACTGTGCACGAAATTGAGCTAGAACTTGTTAAGTTTCAGGCCCAACAGGATCATCTTGTGAACAGTGTTGATAAATTGCAATCTGACATGAAAGAAATAAAGATTGCAGTTTTTCAAGCCAAGTGGATGATTGTTGGTGCAATTATCTTTGCTGGCCTTATGAGCAGCGAAACGGTTATGGAAATTTTACTAGGGATTGGTAAGTGATGGCTACAGGACGTTCTCAATCAGCCAAGCAGGTGACAAATCGCGGACTTTGGGATAATATTCATGCTAAGAGAAAGCGTATAAAAGCTGGTTCTGGCGAAAAAATGCGCAAACCCGGTTCAAAAGGCGCTCCAACGGCGAAAGCATTTAAGCAATCCGCCAAAAAGAGAAAGAAAAAATAGATGGCTGTATCAGGCTCAACAGACTTTGAATTAGATGTAGCTGACTACATCGAAGAGGCTTTTGAGCGTTGTGGCTTAGAAGTCCGCACAGGATATGACCTAAAGACCGCAAAACGGTCTATGAATCTTATGTTTGCTGACTGGGCTAACCGTGGCCTCAATCAGTGGACAATCGCCCAGCGCACAATAACTGTGACAGCAAGCGATGGTGATTATGATCTTGGTGCAGATGTGATCGACATTCTTTCGTTGGTAATCCGTCGCAGCGGAACAGATTATGCTTTGGATCGTGTCAGCCGCGATGAATACCTAAATATCCCTACGAAAACCACTACAGGTCGTCCATCACAGTATTTTGTTGATCGTCAAATCACACCTGTCCTAAAATTGTGGCCTTTGCCTGATAACAGCACAGATGTCATCATTTATGACGCACTAACGCGAATGGACGACGCTGATACCTATACAAACACTGCGGCAGTGCCGTTCCGCTTTTACCCCGCGCTCGCGGCGGGTCTAGCGTACTATATTAGCGTAAAACGAGCACCTGACCGTATGCAGATGCTAAAGGCCATATATGAAGAAGAACTTAGCAGAGCAATGGATGAGGATCGTGATCGTGCATCCTTCCGCGTTGCTCCAGATTTGAGGAATTATCGCTATGTCTAAGTATGCCACAGGTAAGTGGGCATATGGTATTTCTGACCGATCAGGCTTTCGCTATCGGTTGGTAGACATGCGCAAAGAATGGACTGGCGCACTTGTTGGCAAAGACGAGTGGGAAGCAAAGCATCCACAGTTAGAGCCATTACGAGCGGTTCCTGATCCGCAAGCATTGCGCAATCCTCGCCCCGATCCAGAAGCTGGTGCAGTTTCTGTGAGCGTGGGTGATAATATTTTTCCTCCCCCACAGAATAAGATGAACACCATCGGTTATGTGGGACAAGTTACGGTGGTGATCACATGAGCTTTACATATGACGAGCTAAAACAAGCCATTCAGGATTACACTGAAAACACAGAGACAACCTTTGTGAATAACCTTGATATATTCATCAAGAACGCAGAGGAACGTATTCTCAAGATTGCGCAGCTAGAGGTTTTCCGAAAAAACACAAGTGGTGCTTTGACTGCAAGCAACCAATATCTTGCGTTGCCATCAGACTATCTTGCTCCATTTAGTCTTTCGATCACAAATGGCAGCAGCAAAGATTTCATTCTTTTTAAAGACGTAAACTTCGTACAATCTTTCAACCCGAATGCGGCAACAACTGGTGTCCCTCGCTATTACGCGCAGTTTGACATCGACAACTTCATTCTGGGGCCGACACCTGATTCTAACTACGCTGTGGAACTGCACTATTTCTATCGCCCACTGTCTTTGACGGCTGGTGCAGGTGGTGACACAACGTGGTTAAGCGTGAACGCATCAGTGGCCTTGTTGTATGGATGTCTCATTGAGGCATATACGTTTATGAAAGGTGAAGGTGATCTAATACAGAACTATACGCAGCGCTTTACTGAGGCTCTATCTCGCGTCAAGAACTTTGGCGAGTCACAAGAGGTTACTGATGCGTACCGTACAGGTCTGATTCTAAGGGAGAAAACATGATACCTGAGCTAAAAATAGCAACGGCTGAAGACTGGGGTATCGAAGTCAAAACGACCAATGGTCGTGGCTTCACCCCAGAAGAAATTGCGCAGCGATGTGCTGACAAAATAGTTGCTGTGGCGGACACGGCTCCTCCAGCAATCCGTGATCAAGCGCTTGCCTACAAGCGTAATATCACAAAGGTTATTGAGTTCTACTTACGCGAAGCCGTAAAAAGTGATAGAACTACAATATATAACGCCATCAATGACGCAGGACACCCAGAGCTTGCGGAACTTATAAGGAGACTGTGACATGGCTTTTACTGGCAACTACATGTGCACATCGTTCAAGAAAGAGCTTTTGTTCGGTGTCCATGACTTTGCAAACGGCGCAGATACAATCAAGATTGCGCTTTATACATCAGCAGCAACGCTTGATGCCTCTACAACTGCGTATTCGGCAACAAACGAGGTGTCGGGAACTGGATACACAGCGGCAGGAAACTCCCTGACCAATGTTGACCCAACGTCATCTGGAACAACTGCGTTCACGGACTTTGCTGATACCACTTGGTCAACAGCGACAATTACTGCTCGTGGTGCGTTGATTTATAACTCAACACCAAACACGACATCTATCTCGGTATCAAACCCGTCAGTTGTTGTGCTTGACCTTGGCGCAGACAAAAAGTCAACGGATGGTGATTTTACTG